TGTCGCGCATGAAGGGCGACAACCAGTACCCCATTTCGACCACGATGCGGCGCATCGCGATCGCCTCTGCCCGCATCGGGTTCGGGCCTTCGTCATCTATCTTGCGGCTGGTTGCCTTCGTCGGTGCGTGCTGTGCCATTGTGCGTTCCTGTCTAGGGGGATCAAAAGAGGGAGAGTTGCGCGCCTGGCGCTTCGGCTGCTGCGGCCTGCTCGTCGACCGTGTCGGCGGCGAACTGGCAGCGGGCTTCAGCGATGGCGACGTGGGCGGGGTCGAGGTCGATGCCGACGAAGCGGAAGCCTTCCAGCACGGCGCCCTTGCCGGTGCTGCCGCTGCCGCAGAAAGGGTCTAGGACTAGGCCGTTCGGCGGGGTGACAAGGCGGCAAAGGTACCGCATCAAGTCGGTCGGCTTGACGGTGGGGTGGAAGTTCTTCGCCAGTTTGACGTCAGCGGTGTGCTGCGCGCCGCCGAACTCACGAACGTTGCTGATCGTGCGGCCTGCGCCTGCGCGTGGCGAGTTCAGCCCGGCGCTGCCTTCCTTCCGCTCTACCGCTTCAAAACCCTTGCGTGCGGGCAGGTGGTCGCAGCCCTCTTCGCGGTCGGTGCGGCTGGCCTTGGCGCAGTAGAAGAAGCGGGCCGCGCTGCCCGTGTCCCCGTATTCGGTATTTGCTTTGCCATCGCCACCTAACCCAAACATTCCTAACGCTGACTTGCGAATAGCACCCGTTCCGCTTGTGGTGTGAGGAAACCCCGCGACGACCTCGTCGCTGCCGTCGTGCAGCACGTTCGCAGGCCAGCGGCCTACGTGTGGGATCGTTTCGACTGCTCGCCCGTGCCAGCGTTCGCCTGATCGCTGGTAGCCGTAGGGCTGCACGTGCGTGTTGACCTCGTCGCTTCCCACCCTGCAGCCGTCGATGTTCAGCGCGCCAGTGCCGTATTGCTGAACGTTGTCGGCGACCGTGCCCGACAACGGCTTGCGCGCCACGATCACCGGTTCCCACGCGGGCTTCAGCGCCGTGCCGCCCCACGGGCCGTTGTGCGACTTCGGGAAGCCCGTGGCGTACAGCCAACACACGACGTCACGAACCTGCCACCCCGCGTCTTCGATCGCGACCGTCAGGCGGTGGAAGGTGCGCGTGCCGCCGAAGGCAAGCAGGTGCGCGCCGGGCTTCGCAACCCGCAGCGCTTCTTGCCAGAACTCGACACCGGGCACGCCCCGATCCCACCCCTTGCCCATGAAGGTCAGGCCGTACGGCGGGTCGCTCACGACGCTGTCGAAGTGGTCGGCAGGGTAGTCGCGCAGCACGTCGCGGCAGTCGCCAGCGTGCACCGTGTAGCGCCTCACTCGGCACCCCCCGACGTCAGCAGCAGCCACGCCAAGTAGAAGTAGAAGACGACGAGGAAGAGGCACAGCACCGGGTCGGGCTGCACGTCGGCAGTTGCAAGCAGGTACAGCGTCATCAGGTCAATCCTTCGGAGGGTAACAGAGGGCGAAGCCGCAGATCAGGCCGACAGCGAACCCGAACAGCGCGGCGGTCAGTTCGGGGGGCAGCAGGTTAGCGTCGCGCAGCTGCTCGGCAGCGTGGCGCACGCCCGGCGCATCTGCTACGACGAGGGCCGCGCGGGCGACTGGGGAGCCGAAGCAGGCAAGCGCCTGCACCCGCTGGCGGTCGTTGTCCTGCCGACCGCTGGCGGGCCGCGCGGCGGTCACGGCTGCACCCCGTCAGTCAGACCACGGCGAAGGGCTTCGTCGGCGAACGACTGGCAGACGGCTGATGCCGCGTAGAAGTGCTTGCGGGCTTCGGCTACGGTGGCGTCGAAGTCGGCTTGCGCTGCCCGGTACTGCTGCTTGCCCTCTTCGGTGCGATGGAACTTCAGGTAGTTCGCCACGTTGTAGTCGGCGCGCATCTTCGACAGCATCAACAGTTCGCGGTAGACGGCATTCATCACCTTGACGGCGACGCCCCACTGCGACTTCAAGTCTGCGTCGGTCAGGGTCTTCAGGTCGGGCGCGGTCACGGCTGCACCCCGCGCACCTTCGCCGACCACGGGCCGTGCAGGCGCCCCCACTCGGCAAGCCACACCGCGTCGGCTTCGGCGAGTAGCAACTTGCGACCGAAGCGGGCTTCGGCTTCCTGCTTCAGCGTGCGCTTGTGGTTCGTCACGCAGTCGCGCTTCGGCAGCTGCAGGTCACGCTGCCACGTCGACGGCGTCACGGCGAACACCCGGCACTGCGACGCGAGCAGCCCCGACCATGCCTCTCCGTACACCCTGCCAAAAGTGAACATCGACACCACCCCTTGACGGGGCATCGCGCCGACCCGTTCGATCGTCGCTGCCTTGATCTGGTCGGGGTCGAGTTCGGCGACGAAGTCGAGGATGACAAGCGCGATCCTGCCTTCCGTTTCGGCGTGCACGAAGCGGCTGATGCCGATGATCGTGCCGCTGCTGTCGACCGCTGCCACGGCGCCGTTCTTGCCGGGGTCTACACCGACGAAGATCACGGCGTACCCCCTGCGCCCTTCAACTGCGCGCGGCGGCTGAAGCGCTTCGCGTGCGCCACCTGCCACACCGACGCCTGCAGCGACCAGATCTGGTTCAACTGGTCGACTGTCGGCACGGGCCGCGCCGTCAACTCGTCAGCCGTCAGACCGGCGATCCGAACGTCAAGCGCCAGCACAAGCGCCCACCACGCGTGGGTGTTGCCCCACCTGCACGCCGACTGCATCCGGCGTTCAAGCGCCTGGCGCGTCAAGCCGCAGAAGCGGGCGCACGCTGCCGCGCTGCCGTAGACCTGCACCATGCGGGCGTGCAGCGCCTCCCTGTTCGCCAGAAACGCGGTCACAGCGGCGCCTGCTCGTCTTCGAAGGGCACGACCACCGGCGACTGCTCGGCAGGGGTGTCTTCGTCGTCGTCAGGGGCGGCGGGGATCGACGCAGCGTGCGCGGCCTTGACGACCTTGACGGGCGCGGCCTGCGCGGTCGCGTCGATGTACGCGGGCGCCTCTGCACGGTCGGCAATCTCCAGTGCGTCGACAAGCTGCACCGACTTCGGCAGGTACTTCGCGGCGCGCTTCAGACAGGTCTTGCGGGCCATTTCCGACCAGTCGGTCGCCCACGGGCCGGACTTGCCCGACCGCGAACGGTTGCGGATCGCGTTGACGTCGGCGGTCGTCATCCATTCGAACACGTGTTCGTCGGACGTCAACACGGCGTGCGTGTAGACACCGATCACCGGGTCGTTGTCGGGGCGGCGCAGGTTCGGCCGGTGCGTGAAGGGCGGGGTCTGCTCGTATGCGATGGCGAAGTCGTCGCTGGCGTAGACGATGCGGGCCGACAGCGACTTGACCTGACCGCTGCGGCGGATCAAGTCGAGCAGCCCCTGGTATCCGACGATCAGGGTGCATTCCTGACCGTGCGGCACAAGGTAGCACTGGCCTTGTACGTGCGGCTCTAGGCCGAGTTGCGCGGCCGACATGATCGCTGCCATCACTGACGACGGCGTGCAGTTCTGCAGCCCCCGGTTCGTGCGGAAGGCGGTCAGGGCAAGGCGCGTCATGCGCTCGGCAGGGAAGTGCGACGGCAGCGCGGTGCGTAGTTGCGCCAGCGTCGTCGGGTTGGCAAGCCACTGCACGACGGCAGGCTGCTGCGGGGTGGTCTGAAGTTCGGTACTCATGTTCGATCCTGTCGGTTATGCGCGGTTATGCGCGGTTATGCGCGGTTATGCGCGAGGAGGGGTGGAGTTATTCGGGGAGGGTGAAAGAGGGGTCGGGCGAAGGCGCCCACCGTGTCTTCGTGCCGTCAGCCGCGACACGGTACAGCACGTCGCCGTCGATGACGATCTTGCCTTGGTCAAGCCACCGACGCAGGCGGCGATGCCGGTTCTTCGACTCGGTGTGGTGCCGCTGCGCCTCCAGTTCGGCAGCGAAGCGCGTTTCGGCGGTCTTCGCGGCCTGCGCGCGGTGCTTGGCAGCGGTGCGAAGCTTGGCGAGTTCGCGGCTGCGCGGGTCGTACTTCGACCACCGAATGCGTTGCACGTCGTCGCCCTGCTCGTCGGCGGGTGCGGGGGCGGGTGCGGGGTCGTAGCCGGGGAAACGGGCGAGGGTCAGCGCCTGCTCTGCTTCGTCGATGGCACGGCAGGCATCATCCTTCTGCTTTCGCGTGCCGCGCAGGGCGATCGCATCGTAGCGCGAGAGGGCGGCGTCGTAGGCGGCCTGGCGTTCGGCTACAAGCTGCGGGTCGTACTTCGCGGGGGCTTTGAACGTGAGTTTCACGCGCAACTCTTCGCCGGGCTGCGCGTCGTTCATCGCGATGCCGATCGGTACGTTGCGGGTGAGTTCCGCGAAGTGCGACAGGTTGTCGAGCGCCGTCAGCGGGTCGCCCATCTTCGCGTCGAAGGCCTGCTGCACGCTGTCGCGGTCGGCAGGTGCGGCAGTGGCAGCGGCGGGCGTAACGTACGCCCTGGCGAGGGCAAGCAGCCCCTCCAGTGCGTCGGCGATGCGACGAAGTTCAGCGTGGTCAAACAGCGGGGTGGTCATCTTCGATCCTGTCGGTTGTGGTCTTGCGACCGTGGGGAGGGGCGGCACCGGGGCTTGCACCCGGCAGCAGGCTTCAGACCTTCTTCGCCCGTGGCGCCGTCACGCGGCAGCCTGCGCTGACCTCCGTCGTGCGCGTGAACTCTTCGGCGACGTCGGGCCGCTCCGCCTGCAGCCGCTTCGTGTCGACCGAACGGCGACTGGTCGCAGCCACGAACGACGACTTGAACCCGTCAGCCGTCACAAGCGCGGCGGCGTCAGCGTGCGCGATCAGAAGGCGCCGCTTGATCGCCGACTGCTCTGCCTCCAGTTCGTCGACCTGCTTGCCGATGGCGACGTACCTGGCGATGTCGTCGGCAAGGTCGCCGTCGACCTGCTTCGGCTCTTCGCTCTTCGGCTTGATGCTCGCTGCAATCGCCGCAAGGCTGTCAGCATCGGTCGGGGCAGGCAGCAGCCCCTTCGGATGCGCCACCCACTTCCAAGCCGCAGCGATCGCCTTGTCGATGGTCGCTGCCGCTTCGGCGTCGGCTTCAATGTAGATCAGGTGGAACTCGTACACCGTCCAAACGGCAAGCCACCCCGACGCGCACCCGGTCACGCGCAGCTGCTGCTGCACCTGCCACCAGTACGTCAGCCGCAGGTCGCCGGGCTGCAGGTCGCTGAAGTTGCCGTCGGCGACCGTCGACCAGTCGGTGCGGCTGCGGTCTAGCTTGGCTTCGACGAGGGCGATCACCACGTTGTCTTCGTCGATCAGGATGGCGTCAGGCGTGGCGCTGGCGCGACCGATGGCGACCGCTTCGCCCGTCCGCATCTTCAGGTGCGGCGCACCGATGCGGCGGCGTGCCATTCGCAGGATCGTGTCTTCGGCGTCGCGGCCGTCTGCCATCGCGGGGCTGTCGTTCTGCTCGACATTCCCGGCGAGGGCGGCGCGCTTGCGCTGCACAAGTTCAAGAAGACCCCCGTACGGGCTGACGCCGATGACCATGCCGACTTCGGAGGCGCCGATCGTGTTGCCACGTTCGATCAGCCAAGCTTCGCTGCCGTGCTTGTGGACGGGGAGCGGCACGCAGCCGCTGCGATAGGTGGGGGAGATGTTAGCAGTCACGGCTGGCCTCCAGTCCGGCGATCAGGGTCGCCGCGCGGTCGTTGATGCTGGCAGTGTTCACGTTGTAGGCGTCAAGCACGTCGTCGATCGTCTTGAACGCGCACTTCACGACGGCGCTGGCGGTCGCGTAGGGCGGCACCGAAGTCATGCCTGGCGACGTCACGCCGACGAAGTGTGACAGGTGCATTCGGGGCTGCTCGTCGTCGATGCCGCAGGCAGTCATCGTGACGGTCAGCGTCATCGTGCTGCCGTCGGGCAGGGCGGTCGATTCTTTGCACTGAATTGCCACGTCGCCGAAGACGCAGGGGGCGGGCTGCCACGTGCCGCCAAGGGCGCGAACAGCGGAGAAGAGCAGAGACTGCAGCAGAAGGGGGTTGCGGGTACTCATCGGGGTCGTTCCTGTCGGTTGTGCTGCGATTGCAGCGGGGGAGAGTCGCAGCGGGGGGTTGCACCCCGCACCGGGCTTGCCCTGCGACTACCAAGCGCCGCGCTTGCCTTCGTAGACCTCATTGGAGAGGTCTTGCGCGGTCACGGTGCCATCAATGGTGAGGTCGATTCCGTAATCGTGAAGGTCGGTCACATAGCTCTCAACGCGATTGTCAATTTGGCACACCACTTCGAGTAAAAGTGTGAAGCGGAGGAGATCGTTAAAGTTGGCCGTGGGGCCGAGGTGCTCAATGGTGATGCGGGTGGTGGTCGTCATTGTCAGTCTCCTGCTGCGACGGGCTAGGGGGTTCCCGTCTGGTGTGAGAGCATAGGTAGACCGCTCCGCTGCCGTTGTCAACAGTATGGCAACACTATTTTGCGCCCCCATGTCGATTTTTCGATCACCACAGATCGGGGTCGTCGGGCGGTGGCTGCGGCACCTGCGCGCCCTTCGTCGTCGTCGGGCTGTCAGACCAGACGAAGCGTGACAGAGCCGCATCCGTCAACACGTACGCACGCACCTTGCCACCCGACAGGCTCACGACCTTCGACACCTTCGACCCGCTGCCGCCTTCAACCCACCGGAGTTCCGACCACGCCGACGCCACGGCGCCGATCTGGAAGCCTGCCGCCTTCATCATGTCGTTGGCGGCAGACACGACGACCGCAAGGCGCGGCTTGCCCGTCGGGCTAGGGTACCAGACGCCGATCACGTCGCGGCTGACCTTGTCGTGGTCGGGGTGGTCGTGCAGCTGCGTCGAACGCATCAACGCCCACTCGACAAGCCGCTGCATCGCCGACGTTGCCACGTCAGCCCCGCGACCACGCGCCACCATGTCAGCCCACCGCTCTGCTGTCAGCCATCCGCTGCGCGCCTGCAGGCCTAGCACCTGCTCGGCAACTTCACCGACCAGTCGCACGAAGGCGGCGTACTCGGCAAGCCGCGACCCGACAGGGTGGCCGGGGCTTTGCAGTTCGACGTCGGCGGCGACCGCGTTGCACAAGGCGCGGTACCGCGCACGCAGCCCCCGACGCTCGTCGGTCGTCAGGCCTGCCACGTACCCGGCGAAGATGCGACCCGCGTGCCCGTGGTGGTCGGTCAGGCGGTCGATGACGTCGCGCTGGAAGGCTGCGATCGCGTCGCTGAAACGTTCTTGTGCCGACCCGCGCCCCCACGGTGGCCCCCACAACGTCAGGATGCGCGCACGCGCGCCACCCGCGTCGCCGAAGTCTGCGATCGTCTGTTCGCCGGTGCTGATGACAAGCGACTCGAACTGCGACGTGTTGCGAGCGCCACCCGCTTTCTCGCCCCGCATTCGACCGTTCGTCGTCGTCAGGTCGTACACGGTCTTCTGCACCTGGTCGGGCTTCGCGCGCTGCGTCTCGTCGATGCAGACCGACAGCCCCCGCACCGCGTTGACGTGCAGTTCTAGCGCGTAGGGGGTCGAATCCCATTTCAGCATCGCGTCAGGCGACCCGTTGACGCTGGCGGCCACTTGCATCGCCTTCGTCTTGCCCTTCGACGTGACGCTGCAGATGTCTAGCACGAACACCGGCGCCGACACCACCCGCAGCAACGGCGAACCAAGCGCCACGGCGATGATGGTCGCAAGGTCGGGGCTGTGGTCGATCACCCGCTGCAGGGTGGCGACGTGCTGCGACAGCGTGCCGCTGGTCGTGTGCTTGCCCACCCACTTCGTCATCGCCGCGTTCGTCGATTCAAAGTGCGGGCAGCCGACCCCGAAGCGGTCAGTACCGAACAGGAACGCAGGCGCCTGCCAGTCGGTCGCCCCGTGCCACCCGGTCGCGCTGCTGACGAACTCGGCCTCTGCCCGTTCGTGCCGCTGCAGGTACGCCGTTTCACTGGCGTGCAGGTACTCGACCACGGCTGCGGCTGTGTTCGTGTCGACGGGGAAGCCCGACGACTGCAGGTCGACGATCTTGCGCGAGTTCAACAGCACCGACCGATCGACCGTCCGCTGCCGCAGGTCGAACCCGTCGCCGTTCGGTCGATGCCACCTGACGACCACGGCGTGCGAGTCGTCGATCGCGTCGATGCGAACACCGGCAACCCACAGCGGCACCGACACGACCGCGCGCGGCACGCCCTCCACGACCCGCGAAACGCCCTTGTGGCTGCAAAGGTAGGGCAGCGGCGCCCACATCCCGTCCGCACCTGGCGCGACCTCTTCGACGCCCTCGGCAGGCACGTCTTCGACCGACCACGGCGTCAGCCCCGCCTGCAGCTGCTGACGCACCACGGCGACCCCGTGCGTTGACGCTAGGTCGTTCCAGTCGCTGCCGCGACCTTCGAAGCCGTCAGGCCAGCGCGGCAGCACCGCTAGGCCGTTGCACTGGCCTGCCGCCTCTTCGGCTTTGACCTTGCCGGGGTTCTTCGACTTCTGCTTCCAGTCGTCATCGCCGCAGACCACAAGCCGCGCGTCGGGGTACTTCGCCCGCAGCGCCTTCGTGACCGGCAGCAGGTTGCCACAGTCGAACGCGACCGCGACTGGCCACCCCGTCGCTTCGTGCACCGTCGCGCCCGTGGCGTAGCCTTCGACGACTGCGATCACGTTGTCGGCGTGCGGTCTGCCGATCGAATGGTAGCAGCCCGGCACCGCGACGCCCTTGCCGAAGCGCTTGTCGGTACCGTCTGCCAACTTGGCGGCGAAGATGGTCTGCAGCCCTCGCAACTCGCCTGCCGAGTTCCGCAGCGGCACGAAGAGCCGATCGCCGTCGCGGCGCAGGCCGTAGGCTGCGACTGCCTTGCGCGTCAGGTAGGGGTGCCCCGCGCAGTCGGTGCTGGCGGCTTCCCACGTCGCGGCGGCGCCTGCTGCAGCAGCGTCGGCGGCTGCGACCCGCTCCGCTTCGCGCTTGCTCCGATCCTTGGCGATCTTCGCATTCAGCGCGTCAAGGTCGCCACCCGCAAGCGCCGGGCCTTCGAAGCGCCACGTCGTGCCGCCCTGACCGTCGGCAAGGTTGTCGAACCACCCCGACGGGCGTTCGTCAAGGTGCAGCAGGTACCGCCCGTTCCGCGCCTTCGGCTTGTCTTCGGTCGGGCAGCGGTGGATCTTGCCGTCGGCGACCAGCGACGCGGGGGCGATGATGCCGCGCGCTTGCATCGCTGCTCGAAAGGCGTCTTCAACTGTCTGCAAGTTCGTCATGATTGCACCTTCCGCGCCTTGGCGGCGCCCTTCGCGGCTTCGACAACGGAGGCGGCGTCTAACGCCCACTGCGACAGCACCGCAACAGTCGCGTTCTGCGCCGACAGGTCGAAGTGACCGGCAGCGTCAGGTCGCGCAGGCTTCAGCGCTTCGTCAAGGCAGATGAAGTCTGACACGATGCCTTTGCGAAGGGTGGTCGGTTCCTTTGCCTGGAACGTGTACAGGTGCTCGTCAAGCAGCAGGTCGTACGCGTGCGCGATGGCCTTGGCGACGGGTTCGGGCCTCCGCTTCAGCATCGCCATCCGGCGCTGCGCCCGCTCCAGTCGAACCAACTGCGGCGCCGACGCGGGCTGGTGGCGCCACGCCCCTAGTTCGTGCTGCGGCAGCGGCACTAGCCCCTTGCCACGCAGCACCGCGACGCACTCGCTGACGAAGCCCGTCGACACCGCGTGCGCGACGGCGATGGTCTGCACCGACGTGCGCGCCTTCGATTCGCGCGGCACCCGGTACACCTTGCCCGTCAGCGGGTCGACCAGTTCGATCGTGTCAATGGGCTGCAGTTCCTCTTCGACTTCCTCGGCAACGTCGACGAACGCACCTGCCAACTGCGACGGGTGGCTGATGCCGTGCTGCACGAACAGCCCGTACGGGTCGAACAGGTCGGCGACCGACTTGCCCGGCGACGAACGCAGGAAGCGACCGACTTCCTGCACGAACCCGACCCGACCACGCGGGCGGCGAAGGCAGCCCCACCGAAGCCACGGCAGGTCGACACCCTCGACGAGGATCTGCACGTGCACAAGGCAGTCGAGTTCGCCCGACTGCAGCGCCTCCAGTCGTGCCTTGCGAATGTCTGCCGACTGGTTCGAATGGATGGTCATCGCCCGCACGCCGACGTCAGACAGCCGAACGGCGAAGGCCTCCGCATCGACGACGTTGTGCGCACTGACGACACCGGGGCCGCGCTGCTGCTGCACCCACCGAATCGAAGCGGCGTCAACGATCGCCTTCTGCTCTTCGGCGATCAGGTCGCGGCGGGGGTCGCCTGCCTTCAACAGTTCCGCAGCTGCGGCAAGGTCGTTGACGCGCCTGGCGTCGTGCGACGACAGCCCCGAAGCCGACCACGGCACTAGCACCCCGTCGGCAAGCGCGTCGTCGATGCTGTACCTGTCGAGTTCGTGCAGCCACAACGTCAGCCCCTTCGACGGGTCGGGGTTCGACTTGTACGGCGTCGCCGACCACCCGATGCGCGGCACGTCGGCGATCTGCTCGGCAGGCTTCAGGATCTGCGGGTTGTCAGTCCGGTGGCATTCGTCGGCGCACCACACTGCCACCCGGCGACCTGCCTTCGACAGCGCGCGCAGGCATTCGTCGAAGGAGGGGTGGCAAGTTACGACCACCCGCTGCGACACGTCTTTGCCGTGGGTGTAGTAGACCCCGACGGGTTCGCCTAGCCGCTGCACAAGGGTCGCCGACAGCTGCTGAACGAGAGCGACCGTGGGCGTCGTCACGACCACCACGTCAGCCGACCCCGTCAGCCGCGTCAGAAGGTCGGCGACCACCTCGGCAAGCAGGATCGACTTGCCCGACCCCGTCGCTGCCGCGAACACGCCCGCAGACAACTGCCCGGCGTCGCGTGCTGCCACGTAGGCGGCGAAGGCTTCGACCTGGCACCGGCGCGGCGCACGACCCGACCAGTTCGACACGCTGGGCGAACTCACGGCGCACCCCGCAGGCTGTCGGTCGCGGCCTTCGCGCGCACAAGGTCGTCGGCAAGCGCCACGATACCGCGCTCGACGGCAAGCGCCATCGCCGCAGACACGCTGCGGCCGGTCAGTGCCGAGTACGCGATCAGCGCTTCGTCGACGTGGGGGGGCAAAGTGGTGTCGCGTCGCCGCGCACCCGCATTTGGGCTAGTCATCTTCGATCCTGACGTGTGAGGGGAGAGCGGCACAGCACCGCACGCGCACCGTAGCAGCACCGCGCAGGCACCGCAAGTGCAATCGACTGCAGCGGTAACAGGGTAACAGGTGGGGTAGTTACCGCTAAGTGTCGCAATCGAAAGGCAAAAAGGGGCATGGTAACAGGTAACAGGCAAAATGTTGTGTCTATACGCGCGTGAGAAACTTTGATCGATCGATCATCGCCAAGTGAAGTGATCGCATCGTGTCTCGCTTCCAAACACATACGGTATCGTTTTTGCCTGTTACCTGTTACCGCGACCGTTTTCGCGTGTCGTTTCAACGATCTAACGGTAACAGGCCGCCTGTTACCGCTGTTACCGTTTACACGGGCAAAAACGAGCGTCTGCACGGGTGCTGTCTTGTGGGAGCGACCGTGCAGAGAGGGCTACGCCCCCCACAGCCCCGCTGTGAAGTCGAAGGTGAAGTGATCGACTAGGCTGCGCCACGCTGGCCTAGCCTGGCGACCTGCTTGACGCAAGGCAGGGGGTGGCGTTAGGGGTCGGGGCAGGGCGGAGAATTGCACGCGCGAGATAGGGTGCCGAAGAATGTACACCCGCGAACAGAAGATCGAACTGCAGCGCCGGGCGTGGGAACTTCGCCTGCGCGGCATGACGCAGCACGACATCGCGACCGAACTGCAGGTGTCGCAGCCGTTCGTCTGCAACCTGCTGAAGAAGGCGCGCGAAGAGCTAGTCGAGCAGAACCGACTCGACGCTGCGACCGCGACTGGCGAGCAGGTCGGGCGACTCGACCGGATGATCGCGGCGCTGACGCCTGCAGCCGACGCTGGCGACGTCAAGGCGGTGCAGGCCTTGCTAGCCGTCGAAGACCGGCGCGCGAAGCTGCTTGGGCTTGACGCTGCGACGCGCAAGGCGGTCGACCTGACGACGGGCGGCGCGCCCCTGGCGTACAACGTGCAGATCCCGGTGGTGCAGCGAATCGAGGGCGTCACGGCGCCGCCAGTGCCCGACGAAGGCGCGGACGACGAGCAGCCGCTGTGACGGTCGCGGCGACTGCCGTGCCGTTCGTGCTGCCGCCCCTGTATGCGAAGCAGCGGGCAGCGGTCTGCGACCCGCGCAGGGTGGTCTGCATCGAATCGACGACGAAGGCGGGGAAGACCTTGGGCTGCCTAGTGTGGCAGATCGGGCAGATGATGCAGGGGCCGCCTGATGCGGAGCATTGGTGGGTGGCGCCCGTCTACGAACAGAGCATGATGGCGTACCGCCTGGCGTGGTCGCTGCTGCGCGGTCAGCCTGGCTTCCGTCAGGTGCTGTCGGAGAAGGCGATCGTCGGGCCGGGCGAACGGCGCTGGTCGTTCCGCTCGGCAGACAAGCCCGATAACCTGTACGGGTCGGCGGTCAGCAGCGCGGTGCTCGACGAAGCCAGTCGCATGAAGGACGACGCCGTTGACGCGGTCTACTCGACGACGACGCGCACGCGTGGGCCGCTGCGGCTGATCGGCAACGTGCGCGGGCGGTCGAACCGGCACTACCAGTGGAGTCGGCGCGGCGAGTCGGGTGAAGCGGGCTTTGGCTACCACCGGATCACGGCTGACGACGCGGTCGCAGCTGGCGTCTTCGACGCGGCTGACGTCGACATGGCGCGGCGGTCGCTGCCCGACGCCATCTTCCGAGAACTCTACTACTGCGAACCCGCTGACGACGGGGCGAACCCGTTCGGCATCGACGCGATCCGGGCGGCGTGCGAGATGTGCAACGGCAAGCCGTCGGGCGGTCACGTCGCGGTGTGGGGGCTAGACATCGCCCGCAAGCGCGACTTCGCGGTGCTGGTCGGGCTAGACCACGCGCGGCACGTGGCGGTGCTGCATCGGTGGCACGGGCTGTCGTACGGGGCGCTTGTCGACGCGGTGGTCGGTGTCGTCGGTCGCCAGTCGAAGTCGTGCGTCTTCTTCGACGCGACGGGCGTGGGCGACGCGGTCGGCGACCAGTTGGCGGCGGCGAAGGTGTGGTGTGAACCCTTCATCTTCAGCAGCGCGTCGAAGCAGGGGCTGATGGAAGGTCTAGCGCTCGCCCTGCAGCAGGGGCGCACGACCGTGCTAGACGGGCCGCACCGGGCAGAACTGGAGGCCTTCGAATACGACGTCAAGGCGAACCGGGTGGTCTACGGTGCGCCGTCGGGCGCGCACGATGACACGGTTTGCGCGCACGCGCTGGCATGGTACGGGGCGGAGCGAATGGGAGTCAGTCAGGTCGTTCGTCGGTTGCCGCTTGGCGGGCCGTCGACCACTAGCAGGGATCGAACATGGTAAGACCGATCGTCGACAGCAGGGGCAACGTCATCAGCGGCGAGCAGGTGGCAGAGCGCACGAACATCATCGGGGCGCGCAACTTCCGGGGCGGCTTGCCTGACGCCGACGCGAACCTGTCATTCGTGCCGATGGACAGGCGCGGCGTCGCAGGCCTGCAGGGCAAGTTTCAGGAGATGATGCAGACGCACGTCGGCATCGCGGCGGCGGTATACTGGGCGATCACGGAGGGCGCAGCGCTGCCGAAGGAAGTGGTCTGGCCGCACCGCGACAAGCCCGACGCCGACGCGGAGGCCTTCATGCGGCTGTGCGAATCGGCAGTGCTCGACGACGCGGTCGTGTACGACGGCATGATCGAAGGGCAGTCGGCGCTGTGGGCGTACCCTCTGCTCGACGCCTTCATGGGCTTCGGCTTGATGCTGCCGCGCATGATCGGCGACGGGGCTGTCGAGTGGTATCCTGTCGCGCACAACGCGGTCATGCTGTGGAAGCCGAACGGCTACCTGCTCGGTGGCGTCCGCTTCAGCACCCCGAACGGCTACGACGACATCGACGCGATCGACCTGGTGCACACGGTGCACGGGTTCGCCGGGTCGGGCGAGTTCGAAGGTCGGTCGCTGCTGCGCGACTGCGTGCAGCCGTTCGAACTGTGGAAGCAGATCGCGGTCAACGCGGGCGTGTACAACCAGATGTCGTGGGGCTTCCTCGACATCGCCTATCAGCCGAACGCGAGCGACGACGACGTGGCAGCGTTCAACACGTTCGCGCAGCAGTTTCAGGACGGTCAGCGCAAGTACATCCTGCGCCCGCAGGCGGTCGAAGTCGACATGAAGTACCCTAGCGGGTCGCCCCCTGACGTCATCGCGCAGCTGGAATACTGGGATCGCCAGATCGAAAAGAAGTTGAACGCGCCGCTGGCGGGGATCTCGCAGTTCGGTTCGCGGGCGATGGCAGAGACGCTTGACGAAGCGGGCGGTCGCAAGGCGAAGGCGTGGCTGAACTCGGTGTTCGACCGGGCGTCGCGGGGAATGTTCCAGTGGCTCGCCCAGGCGGTCGGCTACGACGGCAAGTTGCCGCGCGTGCAGGTGCAGGCAGCGGAGATGACGACGGGGATCGGCGGGTGGCAGGCCTACGTGCAGGGCGTGCAGTCGGGCCTGCTGACGAAGGGGCCGGAAGATGAGGCGTGGGGCCGTCGCGTGATCGGCGCGCCGGAACTTGCCGACGAACCGAAGATGACAGCCGAGACGCCGACGCCGCTGCAGGTGGCGAACGTGCAGGCGGTGCAAGCGCTGCTGTCGGCGCTGAAGCCGTCGCAGATGGCGCCGGTTCCGCTGGCGCCTGACGCGGTGGTGCTGCTGCTGCAGTCGGCGGGTGTCAGCGAAGCGAACGCGCGGGCGATGGTCGCGGCGCAGTTGGCGGTGCCTGACGCGACGCCAGCGGGGCAAGAAGGCGGGGGCGAGGTCGCGGCTGCACCGGTGGCACCCGACGCGATCCCTACCGCGCCTGCAGAGGTCGGCACGCCCGCGCCTGCAGGTCAGCCGCAGGTGGTGGTCGGCGGTAACATCGAAGTGCCTGCGGCGATCGGAGAGGCGGCAGCGTTCGCGCCGGTCAAGCCTGCGGGCGACATGGCAGACCTAGCCGACGAGGTCGACACGACGCCGACGACGGAGATGGCGACGATTGCGGAGCGGGCGCTTGCGTGGCGCGACGAGCACGGCCGGGGCGGCACCGCTGTCGGCGTGGCGCGTGCGCGTGACATCAAGAACCGCAAGGCGCTGTCGGAACAGACCGTGCGGCGCATGGCGTCGTACTTCGCGCGACACAAGGTCGACAAGCAGGGCAAGGGCTTCGACAAGGGCGGCGAGGGCTTCCCGTCGGCGGGCCGCATCGCGTGGGATCTGTGGGGCGGCGACGCTGGCGCAGACTGGTCGGCGCGCAAGGTCGACGAGTTCGACAGGCTGGCGGGCGACCTTGCCGAGTCGGCGCTGCTGCTGTCGGCGGCGCTTGCGGAGCATCCCGACGTGGTCGTGCCTGACGGGGTGAAGTCGGCAGCTGCGGCGGCACTGGAGGCGCACCGGGCGTCGAAGTCGAAGACGAGCGACAGCAGCGCGCTGGTCTACGCCCGCGACCTTGCGGCAGGCAAGCGCCTGGCATGGGGCCGCGTCATGCGGCTTGCCGAGTACTTCCTGAAGCAGCACCCGCAGCACGTCGGCACGAAGGCCTATCTGGCGCAGGGGCCGTCGTGGCACGCCTACCAGTTGCGGGGCGGCGACGCTGCGCGGGCGTGGGTGCGGTCGCTGCTGACGGCCTATGCATCGGGCGCGCATTCGCGGGCTGCACGGCTTGCGGCGATGGGCACTAGCAAGGGCGGCGACCTTGGCGACGACGAAGGCGAAGGCGTCCTAGTCGTCGGGGCTGACGGTCGCGAGTTCGTCACGTACCGCACGCTGCGCCCCGAAGAGGAGGTCGTCGCGTGGGTGACGTTGGCAGAGGGTCGGCGTGACCTTGACGTCGAACTGTCGGTCGAACTGGAGCGCATCGCGGCACGTCATCGGCAGGCTGTGATCGACGGGCTTGCCGACGGTTGGCAGGCGGGCGAGCGCGACCGGATCTGGCAGCAGTACGTGGGCGAGTATCAGGCGGCGCTGACGGCAGCGGCAGGCAAGCTGCGGGCTGACGTCGGGGCGCAGGTGCTAGACGAAGCGCGCCGGGCTGCACGCGGTGGCGCCATCGCGACGATCAGCATCGACAACGTGGCGGCCGGTCAGGCTGCCTTGGCGGCGTCGGCAACCGACCAGTTCGCGCGGGCTGCGGCGATGACGCAGAAGGCGGGCGAGGTCATGGCAGACCGGGTGCAGGGCGAGGTCGAAATGGCGATCTTGGGTGACGTCGACATGACGACGTGGGAGTCGCGCATTACGCCGTTAGGGCTGCTGTCGTCGGGTCAAGGGTCGCGCAACACGGTTGAAGGCGCGGCGCGGGTTGCCGAGTATGCGAACACACCGGCGGCGCTTGGCTTGATGCCGACGAAGGCGATCCGGTCGTCGATTCCTGACGGCAAGCGGTGCGCGCACTGTGCCGAGATGGACGGCTTCGAAGTCGATCTGATCGACGAAGACGACGGGCTGCCGATCGAAAACATTGAACTGCCACCCCTGCCTGACCCCGAATGCGCGGGTGAGGCGTCACGCTGCCGTTGCGGCTGGTTCGTGATCTACGGCAAGATCGACTAGGCTGCTCGGCAGGTGTCGCAGGCGCAGTCGCGGAGGCGGTACTGCGTCGGCGCGCTGCCGCGCCCTTCGACCACGCCGACGATGTCGCCGTCGACGATGAGGCGCCCGATGTCGCCGCGCATCGCCTGTCTGCCTCCGATGCCGATGCGGTCAGAAAGGTGCGCGGGCGAGGGGTGGAAGCCTGCGGCGTGGGCGGTGCGGATCTCGTCAAGGATCATGCGTTGGCGGCGTGTCAGCATCGGGCCTCCGTTGGGGTGCAGGTTGCGGGCTGCTTCGCCCGCTAGCAGCACGCTACCGCGCAGCAGGGGGCTAGGCAAGCGCGTCGGCTAGGTGCAGGGTGGGGTCATGCGGTCTTCACGGTTCAAACTTCGCACGCAGTCGGTTGCCCTTGGCGACGACAGCGACCTGCGTTGGGTGTCGCTCATCCCCGAAGGTGCGATCTTCGCGCACGGGATGGAGTGGCGCTTCGACGCTGACGCGACGGATCCTGACGCGCTGCGTTTCACCTTCGACGACGCGGTCGAGTCGCTTCAGCGCTGGCTTGCCGACTTCGCGCCTGCCGTGGCAATCGAGCACGACAAGAATGGCACCGCTGCAGGCTACTTGCGGCGCATCCGGGTGTTGACGGCCGAAGAGGCAGCGGGCTACGGCATCGCGCAGCCTGCGCCCCGCATGATCTACGGCGGGCTTGACCTGACGTCGCCCCGGTGGGCTGAAGCGTTCGACGCTGGCGAGGTGCCGTACGTGTCGCCGAACATTCGCGCCTGGGCGGGCACGGAGCGCGACAGCGCGCCGACCTACCCGTTCGCGATCGGCGAAGTGTCGTTCGTGACGATCCCGCAGATCAAAGCACAACAGGTGCCCGTCGCGCAGATGCGAGGGGTCGCCCTTTCCGAAGGTGGCAAGATGACGATGACGAAGGAAGAGTTGACCGGGTACTGCGCTGACATGGGCATGGATCCTGCCAAGATCGAGGAGCTGATCGGCAAGTTGTTCGGCGCTGCTCACGAAGAGGCGCACGCCCTGAACCCCGACCTTGCCGAAGAGGGCGAAGTCGCCGCACTGGAGAAGATCGCCGAAGGTGCTGCCGAAGCCGCGAAGGCAGAGGCAGAGGAAGAGAAGAAGGAAGACGAGGCGCTGCTGTCGGAGAACGGCCGCCTGAAGCGCGAACTGGCGGCTGCGAAGCGCGCCTTTGCGTCGGCGTCGGTGCGTCAGCGCCTTGGCGCCCGCAAGGTGTCGGCTGCGACCGAGTCGCTTCTGACCGACGCCTTCCTGCGCGGCGGCGACAAGTTCGAAGCCCTGCTTTCCGACCTCGGCACCGTCAAGGCTGCACCCGTCGCGTCGGCGCCTGTCGCTGCCCGGTCGGTCGCCCCTGTCGCCCGCACGTCGCAGTCGGCGAACCTTGCCGAGTGCCTGACCGACTACGGCAAGTTCGACGCCCTGACCGACGACCAGCAGTGGGAGCGGATCTGCGAACTCGCCGACAAGGAGAAGATCGCGCACTGGCAGGCGGCTTCGTGGATCCGCTTCAGCCGGATGCCTGACAGCGTCCGCGAGCGTCGCGCTTCTGGCCTTAGCAAGTAACCCACCCGCACCTGCGGCACCCTGACGGAGAAACGACATGGCTCTCGGCAATCTGACCTACAAGACCCCGAACGCGATCAACAAGATCGCACAAGACCTTTCCGGCAGCGAAGGCTGCGCGCTGAAGCTTGACGCCCAGGGCGTCGTCAGCCTGGCGGTCACGCAGGGTTCGGTACCCTACGGCATCGTCGTCGTCGGCTGCGCCTCTGTTGACGGCCTGTACTGGGCTTCGACGAACAACACCACGAAGGCGCAGGGCGTCGTCGCGCAGTCGTCGCTGGAACTCGTCGACGCGCTCGGTTGCGTCGTGCAGGCTTCGGCTTCGGCGACCGGCGCGATCGCGGCTGGCGATTACATTCAGGTCGACGCCAGCACCGCTGACGGTCGCTTCGTCGCCGACAACACGCCGACCGCTAACACGTTCGTGTGGGGCATGGCCCTGACCGACTGCGCGGCTTCCGGGCAGTTCGTGCTTCGCTTCGCGCCCTTCATCGCCTAACGGACAGGGGGCCGCATGGCACTTGGGTACACACCATACAAGACGCCGAACGCGATCTTTCTGATCGGCAGCGACCTGACGGGCAAGGAAGGCTGCGGCGTGACGCTTTCAGTGCAGGGCGGGGTCGACTTGGCTGGCGGCACCACCGACACTCCGTACGGCATCATCACGGTCGGCGGGCCTTCTGAAGATGGTCAGTACCCTGGCACGGTCGGAGCGTCGGCTGTCGAGTTCGTCGACGCCATCGGCTGCGTCGCGCAGGCGCTGGCGGGCAGTTATGCAATCGGCGCCGGTGAGTTCGTGCTGTTTGACAGTTCGCTGTCAGACGGCAGTTTCGCGCAGACTGTCGATCAGCCTGCGGCCGTTGGCGACTGGATCTGGGGTATTGCCCTGACGAACGCGCAGCCCGGCGAGCAGTTCCTGATGCGCTTCCAGCCGTTCGTCGTGCAGTACGTCGCCCCACCCCCTCCCTAACACAACCCGCGCCTTCCGGCGCTCTTCGAACTGGAGTTGAATCATGGCCTTCGCGTTCCCGTCAGTTGGTGTCAATACAGGCGCACTGCGCCCCGGCGTACTTCAGCGCATCAGCCTCTTCCGCACGGGTGCGGCTGGCACGCAGTCGATGGAGTTGTCTCCGATCGTCAAGGTGCCGACCCGTCAGGGCTTCTACCACTACTTCGCCGAGAACGACGCGCTGACCGGCGGCGACTACTCGCCCGTCGCGGCGACTGGCGCGCAGGGCATTCAGCCCGTCGACTACGACACCCCCGCGTCGCCGGGCGGCCTCCGCATCACGTCGGCTGCCTATCAGGCGTCGATCTACCGCTGGGGCTTCAACGTCTTCACGCTGAAGCAGATCGACGAGTTCGCTGCGCGCGGCGAAGACATCACTGCCCGGTACGCCGACAAGTTGTCGATTCAGGGTCGCCAGCACCACGCTGCGATCACGGGCTACGCCCTTCGCCAGTCTGCCAACTACGGCAGCAGCACCCCCGTGACGAACGGCGGCTTGGCGTCTGCCGAGTTGCAGAAGACCTTCAACAACCTCCTCCTCGCGTCTGCGGCTGACGGCTGCGACATCGAAGGCGGCCGTTGGGTTGCCGTGTGCAACCTGACGACGGCGAACCGCCTGCTCGGCAAGAACGAAGTCTTTCAGATGGGCTACGGCATCGCGTCGAACGATAGCGGCAGCGCGCAGTACCGCGCTGGCGCCAGCGACATGACGCAGCTGAAGGCCTTCTTCGCGTCGCGCCTTATCGTGCCGCTCGACCTCGTCATTCTGCCGCAGTACCTGCCGACGAACGCATCGCAGACGGGCGTCTCGGTGCTGACCGACGGCGACGTGTCGATCTTCAAGGTTGCAGAGGCCTACGGCGACAGCGGCTTCCTGCAGACCTTCACGCCCGACCCGAACGCGGCTCTCGGTCAGATCTACAGCTACGACACGAACAACCCGAAGGGCATCGCGATGCACGTCGAATCCGACTACGGCGTCGTCGTGCTTGGCGGCACCGCGAACAAGTGGGCGCGCCTGGCGACCGGCATCAGCGCCTAGCGGCGTAGGGGGCGGGCTTCGGTTCGCCCCTTGTCAGAAGCGCGTCGCAGCCCCTCCCTGCGGCGCCCTTCTGTCAAGGGAGGCACAAGATGGCAGACTACTACACCTTCGGCGTCGTGCCTGCTGACATCGGGCGGTACGTGCCGCGCTTCGCCTTCGACACGACGAGCGCGCCGACGCTGCTGCAGGCCGAAGACATCATCAAAGACCACGCGGCCGACCTGTGCGCCTTCCTGTACGGCATGGGGGTCGACCCGCAGGGGATCAACAACAACCCGACGCTGGCGCTGTATCGCACCTGTCAGCGGTACATCCTGCTGCGGCTGTCGGCGCAGGCCGTGCGGCTGCGGAACCAGAACGGGCAGACGCTTGCCGAAAGCCTAGACGAGCAGGCCGATGGGCTGATCGACCGTCTGCGGAAGATCCCGCAAGACCTCGGCAGCAGCCGACCGGTGTCGGTCACGTCGGCGAACCTGTTTCACTCGAATGCGGACTACCCTGGCGACATCTACGCCAAGTCGATCCTGTCGCAGTCACGGCTGGCGATCAACGCTGCCGTCGACAAGATGTAGGGGGCGACGTGTCGTCATTCTCACTTGTGCTCTACGACGAGACAGGCAAGGCAGAGGGCGCCCTAGAGGCGGCGATCCGCAACGCGAAGGACTGGAAGAAGTTCTGGGCGGGCAAGGGCGGGCCGATCAGCCTGCTGTGGGCTGACAGCCGCAAGCAGATGTTCGCGACCGAAGGGCAGTCAACGGGCGCCGACTGGCCGAAGTACACCCGGCAAGAGCAGCGGTACTGGCTGCCGATCAAGCGGTGGTCACTTGGCGTCAAGCGGATCGAGCAGGGCGGCATTCTGCGGTGGACGCCGACGCCCCGGTCGTCGACGCCAGCGGCGCACGAACGGCTGTACCCGTCGATGACGGTCACGAATCATCCGAACTACGTCTACGACGTCAGCGGCACGCAGGTGCAACTCGGCACGTCGCTGCCCTACGCCCGCAACCACAACCTTGGCATCGGCGCCTACACCCGCAAGACGTCGCGCAAGAAGTCGGGCACGGTCACGATTCCGACCCCGAAGCGGCCGCTGGTTCGGTTCGGCAAGCCGTTCGCCTATGGCGTGCAGCAGGAGTTGAACCGCACCGCGCTGCTGCAGTCGGCGGGCAAGAAGGTCGGCATCACGACGACGGGCTTGGCTGACCGCGTGTCGTTCGCCCGCGCGCAGGGTCGCCCGTGATCGCCGGTACCGCGAACGGCGCGCAGGTCGTGGCGAACGCTGCGAAGGCGCTGGTCATCGCCAACTGGTCGACGGTCTGCGACAGCGCGTGGCTGACGGCGATGGGCGCGCCTGGCCTGCCCGCGCCGGTGGCAGGGAACATCTTCACGTCGCAGCGGTCGCTGTTCACTGCCGAGTCGCAGCCGAAGGTGGGGCTGACCGTGATTCGCACCGACGGCTTGATCACGGACGCGCTAGGCGCCCTCGACCAGACGCACGAACTGGAAGTGTCGGTGTGCTCGGATTGGGGCTACTACGACAACACGGGGGCGCACCCGCTGACGACCGTGACGCCCTTCACGATCGAGGCCTACGAAACGGCGGTGCGCGCCTACGTCGAAGGCATCGTCATGATCCTCTGCAGCGCGACGTACGGCTTCATCAACTACGACGCGCGGAACCAGTCGACGCCGAACTTTACCCCCACGGGGATCTACAACTGCTTGCCGTCGTCGGGCCTGACGCCGGTCGACTTCGTGGTCGGCGAAGACGACACCGGGCAGACGTTGATTCAACAGACCGTGCGTGCTTCAATTCAGGTGCTTCAGCGCCGCAGCCTAGCAAGGTGACAAGATGAGTCAGTTCCTTATCGCGAGCAACACAAGCGCTGTCTTCGTCAAGACGCAGTCGGCACTCGGCACCTTCGACAACCCGACCGCGTCGGCGCCGTCGACGAACGCGATCCGCGTGGTCGGCACGCCGAAGTTCGCCCCGCGCGGCGCTGGCATCATTCAGCGCACCGACATCTACACCCCGTACGGCGGCGGTCAGGCGGCGGTCACGGGCGGCATCGGGTGGGACATCACCTTTCAAACCGAACTCTTCTGGCGCTTCGACGAGACGGTCGGCAGCGCCGGGCAGTACATCACGACGAACCAGTCGCAGCTGTCGGCGCTGTGGCTGGCGTCGCCGTGGGCGATCAGCATCACCGACACGACCGACACGCTGCTGACGGTGCAGCCCTACTTCTACGCCGAGAACACCCGCGACACGACAAGCCCGTCGCCCGCGTCGCAGACCTACGCCGTGCAGCCGTTCAGCATCGCCTACGAAGAGGCGAACGGCAAGCGCTACGAAGCCTTCGACTGCGTCTGCGTTCCGAAGTTCTCGTGGGAGTCGGGCGGCAAGATCATGATCGACTGGACGGTCAAGGGCAAGTGGCGCCCCGTGACGAGCAGCAGCAACGTCGTGCCCGTCTACCCGGAACAGTACGCGACGCCGAAGGCGCAGCCCCCGCTGATCGGTCAGAATGCGGCTCTGTCGCTGACGGGCTTCTTCGGGCCTGACACGAACGCGCTGTCGAAGGTCACGGTCGACACCGGTTGGGCGATCAACGACGTGATGGACACGCGGCAGGCCTACGGCTTCGGGCTTGGTTTCATCGCCCTGACGACCTACCCGACGATCGCACTGGAGGTCGCCAACTTCAAAGAAAGCCCGATCCCGGTTGCGTCTCCGCAGGTCGGCGAACCCGACTGGACGGCGGCGCAGGCGAACACCATCTTCGACAGCGCCGACCTGACGGTCACGATCAGCATCGGCACCGACCAGATTATCTTCACGCTCGGCAACCCGCAGCTGATCGAATGGCCTGCGCCTGGCGACGCGAACGGCTACCGCAACATCGGGCTGAAGTTCGGCGGCATTCCGTCGGCGACTGCTCTGTCGTCGGCTGACAGCACCGTCATGTCGATCAAGTTCAACTCTGTCACCTAACGGGTCGCCAGTCGGCGCACCCACCCCACCACCTTCGCGCAAGGGCAACGCATGGCAATCGAGTTCGTCGAACATCACTGGCTGACCGTCAAGGTCAAGGGCAACACCGGGCGCCTGCTTGCCCGCGAACCGAACGCACTGGAGGGCGCGCGCTACATGGCGGCGCTGCAGAAGCAGAGCGACGGCTTGCGGTCGAACGACCCCGACGCCTTCGAAGGCACGATCAACCTGCACGTCGGGCTGCTCGTCGCGTGCGTGCAGGGCAGCGAAGACTTCACGCCTGCCTTCCCTGCAGACGGCACGGAGGCAGAGCGCCGCGCGTGGCTGCTGCGGCTGTCGTGGGCTGACGTTGCGCCGATCGCGACTGCGATCATGGGGCTTGGCTTCCCCCCTACTTCAGCCGGGTCGTCTGGCGAGACTACGCCCGGCTAGTCATGACGCACGGGTTCAGGTGTTGGGAATGCCCCGACGCCACCCGCTACCAGCGAGGCTGCACGATGGGCTACAGGCAGGGGCTAGGGCACGACAGCATGACACCCCTGCCGACGACTTGCCTTGTGCTAGTCGACGAACCTGCGGGCTTTTGGGCGGCGAACAAGTTCGGCAAGATGCTCGAAAGGGGGTCGCCGCAGATCGCCTTGCGCGACATGACGCACGCGCAACTTGAACTGGCAGAGGTCGTGCAATACGAACTGCAGGAAGGTGCGAAGGCCTACGACGACCAGCGTGCCAAGTCAGCCGAACGCATGGCGGCTATGCTAGAGGGGCTGAAGCGATGAGTACCGTTGCGGGCGCAGTAGTAACGATCGACGGCGACAGCAGCGGCCTTGTCGGGGCGCTGCAGAAGGGCGAGAAGGGGCTTGCCGACGTCAAGCAGGAAGCCGACAAGCTGTCAGATCAGCTGCGCGAAGTGACCGACGCTGCCGACGTGGCAGCGGGCGCACTCGTCAAGAAGTTGGGTGGCCCTGGCGCCATCCAAGCGATCGCCGGTGTGACGGCAGGCCTAGCGGCTGCGAAGCAGGTCAGCGACGCCTTCCTCGACAGCGCTGAGAACCTTTTCAAGTCGTTCGGCGACGAGGGCGTCAAGGTATGGGATGACGTCGAAAAGTCGCTCTTCGCCATCAAGGGCGCCTTCGCCGAAGCCGTCCTAGGCGGCGGGTCGATGGAGGAGATGGGCGAGCGGCTGAAGATAATGTTCGAAGCCGTCAAGGACGTGGTCGACTTCCTGTTGATCCCGGTGCGGGCCTTCGCGTCGCTGCTGTGGCTGCTGCGCGGGGAGACTGACAACGCAGCCGAAGCGACCGACAGGCTAAACCAGTCGATGATCGAGACCGGGGAGGCGCAAGCGAAGGCGGCGGCCGCGATGGCAGCGCGCACGCAGGACATCAACCAACTCTACACGCAGGCGCTGAACGATCTTGGCTATCAGCAGATCGCCGCGCAGGAGGCGTCGCTGAGGAGCGCCGACGCCTACCAGTCGGGCTTCCAAGATCTACTCGGTCAAGCGGCGACGAAGGCGGCGAAGATCCTGTCGGAAGGCAAGATCTACGTGCAGGACTACCGCGACGCCGTCGAAGAGGTCGTGCTAGGCCTGGAGGATTCGCCGGAAGCGATGATGAAGGCGTACGGCGCGCTAGCAGCGGCGGGGCTAGAGGAGGAGATTCAGAAGTTGGAAGTGCTGCGGCAGGCACGCGAGCAGGCGCTGGCGAAGTCACGCGGCGAACTGCAGCAGGCAGCGACGAGCGGCGGAGGCGGGGCACCCCCGGCGATGGTCGACGCGATGCTGAAAGTGACCGAACTTGCCGACGGCACGCTGAAGATCCTGACCGACGCCGAAGCCGCAGCACTGGAGGCGGCAGCCGAAGCGGCGGGCAGTAACATGACGACCGTGATCGAGATCAAGCGGAGCGAGTACGAACAACTCGCACAGATGAAGGCCGATCACGACTTCATCATGCTTGGCATTCAGACGGCGACCGACAACGCGAGGCTTGCACAAGAAGCGAAGGTCGCAGCGGAGAGGGCAGACAGCGCGGCGAAGGCGAAGGCTGAACTGGAGGCGGCGCAAGCGGAGGCAGACGCCTACGCTGCAGAGCGCGCCGACGGGCGGCTAAAGATGGACAAGAAGACGGCGCAGCAGGTCTACGAAGTCACGGTGGCCACGAACGCGAAGATGATTGCGGCGTCGATCGCCGCCAACAAGTCGATGTCGGAGATTGCCCGCGCGGCGATCGGTAACATCATCAGCGCGCTCGGTGACAAGGCGATGATGGAAGCGGGCGAGATGGCAGCGGCTGGCAACTTCGTGCAGGCGACTGCGATGGCAGCGGCGGGTACTACTGCCTACGCGGTCGCAGCCACCCTTGGCGCGCAGAAGAAGCCGAACGCCGGGCCGCCGACCGAACGGCAGCAGCCCGTGCAGAACTACGCGTACAACCTGCGAATCGACGCAGCCTTCGCCGACAGCGAGAGCATCAGCCGTCGGTTCGCGCAGATGCAGGAAGGGGCGCGCCAGCGCGGCCTGATCGCAGGGGCAGCATAGCATGGCGAACTTTCCGCTCATCGCCTGGCAGGTGACAGCGCCTGCCTTCACGATCACGCCGACCGTCGGGTCGCCAGTGCCTGTCACTGCCACCCCGCTGAAGTGGGGCTTCGACGTGACGAGCACGGTCACGAAGATTGCATCGACCGACAGCCTGATCGGCTACCTTGCCGACGCCATCGACGCGACAGCGTTCGCGACGGCGCAGGCGGTCTTCGTCTACACCGACGGCACGAACCCGGCGACGTCGCCGCTGACGGCGCAGCTGGCCTACGTCAGCGCGGGCGGCTTCACGCTGACGTTCGCGACGGCGGCAGCGGCAGCGGTCTACGGCTTCGACTCGGCAACGGTGACGTTCGCGCCTGCGGCATCGCCCACGATCGTCACAACGGGCTACAATCCGGGGGGCGTTTGGGTGCCGTGCGGGGTAGCAGGCGACGTGCGCCGCACCACCACGCAACGGGCCGCAGCGTCGTCGTCAGATATGTCAGGCCTAGCGACTGACGTGGTCAATTGGGGCGCGGTCGCGGATCTAGAGTTCCTGTCGTCGGTCTTCCCTGCGGGCAACCTGACGCGCTGGTTCGCGGCAACGCAGATCTACGCCACGGCCGCGGGGCGCAACGTCAACGACCCGAACAACACACTGGAGGGGCTGCTGTACGCTGCGGCAACGGGGGTGACGTTCCGCGTCTACCGTCAACCCGCGACGACCAGCGGCACGACCCCGACCACCTACGTCGAAGCGCGAATGCCGCTTGTGTCGACGAAGTCGTCGGCTGACGACTACGTGTCAGCGGTCGACGAACCGCGCCTGTGGTCAACTGCAGGCTTGATCCTGCGGGGGTCGACCTAATGTCAGCCGACCGCGTCGTCATCGTTCGGGTGCTCGGCATCGGCAACGTTGCGGGGTCGAACAACCCGGTGGCGTTCACGTCGCGGGCGGGCCTGTCGTACCTCGGCTTGTCGGAAGTCGCGGGCGTGGTCGTCGACGTGGGTTCGCAGTTGTCGTCGAACATCGACATCTTCGGCGCGCTCGGCAGCGACCCGACGACGACGTTCAGCGTGCTGTCAACGGCGGTCACGTCGCAGCTGCTGCTCTCCCGTGGCAAGCGTCCGGTGCTTGCGGCTGACGGGGCGAACGTCACGGTCACGGAGTACGTCAAGCCGTTCGGGGTGTCGAACTCCGGCAACATCTACGTGACCGACACGACGAACGTCGCGCCTGGCGACATGATTCGCATCGCGAACACGGTCTTCGAAGTGTTCAACGTTGTGTCGTCAACGGTGCTGCAGGTGCGTCGCCGGTGGGGCTGTGCCGACGTGCCGATCCCGATGGTCGTGACGGGCTACGGCATCTTCGGGTCGACGGTCTACAGCGTCAACCCAGGCGAACCGACTGGCGGTGTCGAGTCGCTGCCCGTTGTGATCTCCACTGCGGCGCTGACGGCGCAGTCGCGGCTGCAGGAAGATGTCATCTTTCGGGGCATCATCAACAAGGCGACGACCGACACGTCGGCGAAGGGGTCGAACAAGATCCGACTCGACTGTGGGTCGCTGATGTCGTTCGTGCGGTCGGCGAAGTTCACGCCCGCGCAGGGCGGCACGCGCATCTTTCCGAAGCGGGCCGACTTCGCGCCACCGGGGCCGACAATGGCAGCGATGCAGGTCGACTTCTGGTGGCAGATCATGCACGACCAGCGGCTGTACGGCACGCCCTTCGAAGTGACCGGGGCTGTCGGCGACGTGCGGGTTCCGCTGATGCAGGTGCGGTCACAGTCGTGGGGCGGCATGGTCGCGCTCGACAACGTGGCGCCGTGGTCGAACGAAACGATCGACGGCTTCAGCGTCTACGTGGCGCAGGTGTCGACGCGCTACCACCTAGATCCGGGCGATCCGACCTACATGACGTCGAACACCTTCCTGCAGACCTTCCGCGAAGGGTGGTACTTGGCAGGCGGGTTCGGGCCTGCGCTAGAGCCGACCGTTACGGCGTCGGCGATGTATTCGGCGCCGCCTGGTTCGGACCCCGTCGACCGGGCGCGCAGTTTCGTCGGCTACACGTGGTCGGCACAGGATGCGTGGTTCAATCCGGAGAAACTAGGCGAGACGACCTTCATCGCCAGCGACTTCGCCACCCTGATCGTCGATCTGCTGCTCGGCACGTTCGAACAGGATCTGACGTTCGCTGGCGGCTGTCGCGCGGCGACTGAAGCGGCGTGGCTGCCCTTCGGAGTGTTCGGCGGGGTATTGAACGCGCAAGACATCATCGACCTGCCTTCGCTCTACACGGCGACGGCTGCGATCACGGCTGCCGAGTACGCAGGCACCGAACTGCCTTTTGTGCCCGGCGACATAGGTGACAGCCTGTTCGGTGAAACCGGTGTCGTGCTGCCCTACGTGCACGAAGACGTGAAGACCGTCGGCGACGTGCTCGAAGAGCTGCTGAAGCGGTCAGGCCTGTACATGGTCTACGACAAGGGCAAGTTTCGCTTCGGTCGCTGGTCGGCACGCCCTGGCACGCCCACGCGGGTCAACGACACGGGCCTTGCGGAGCCGAAGATCACGCTGACCTTCGACCGCAACAATTGCGTGCAGACTGCCCTGCTGAACGTGTGCTGGCGGGTGACCGGCGACACGGTCACGACGCAGAAGGTGCCGATCAACAACGTCGACCTAGGCATCGGGGCGCTCGGCAAGGTGGTCAACCTGTCGCATTGGATGCCGGTCACAACGGTCGAGTACCTGCCGTCGACAGAGATGTTCGTCAACGGGGTGCAACTCGTCACGCGCTACTCGCAAGCGGCGGCACTGGTCGACGTGGTGTACCGCAACGACGTCTTCGACCTGATCGTCGGGCAGCAGGTGGTCTTCAGCAGCGACTACGTGCCGAACGCCGACGGCGGCATGGGCGTCACGCTGGCGAGCGGCTTCGTCATGAAGGCTGCGCGGTCGTGGCAGACTCCTACGACGGCCTACACCATCGCCCTGCCCGGCTACCTGTCGCCGATCAATCGGGTCGGGGTCTACAGCTGCAGCGGCACGGTCGTCAGCGTCAGCGGCAACGACGTCGTGATCGCCCCGAACGACTACACGGCGCCAGTCGGAGTTGCGACGGAGGGCGCACCGACAAGCGACACGGAGGCCTTCGACCTGACGCTGTCGCTGCAGGGCGGGCCGGTCAACGTCATGCTGCGCGACACCTACGGCACAAACCTACTTGCGGGCGACAGCCTAACGTCGGTCAACGTGCTTGCGAACAAACTGGTCAACTTGCCAAACATCGCGGCGGTCGCGTCGCCGGGTGACGTCATCGTGCTGCAGCGGGCGACCTCGCAGTCGTCGGTGGCGACCTTGTGGGATGCCTTCCAAGCCGACGTGGCTGGGCAAGTGGTCGGCAGTGCGGCGAACGCGTACAAGTGGGTGCTCTGATGGCGTGGCAGAAACTAGACGACGAACTGACCGACCCGACGACACAAGAGCCGCTGTCAGGCCTGCTAGTGCGCGGGCTGACGCGCAACGCGAACGGCTACGCCGAAGGGCTGTCACGCACGGCGACCTTTGCCTTCGACAACGAAACGCTGCCGATGGTCTGGTCATCCTACGATCAGCCGACGGGCTTCGTCTTTACGTTCGACGTGGGCGCCGCAGCGCTGCAGGTGCAGTTCGACATCGCCTGCAATACCCTGACGGGCGACAGCGGCGGCACGCTGGTCATTCGGCACCTCGACAGCAGCACGCAGCGCTTCACGCCGGTGGCTGCCGACCAGACGTTGTCGCTTATCACGGTGTCGTTCGACTTCCCTGCGCCGGTGTCGGGGCCGCAGGGCTTCTTCATCGGGTGGCAGTCTGACGTGGGGCCTGACCTCGGTTGGGTGCGGCTGCGCGGCGGGGTGGAGAATCAGATCTTCTGCGACGAGGGCAGCGGCGGCACGCACTGGCCTTTCCCTGTCGTCGCAGGACTTGGCACCGAAACGAACCTGCTGCTGCGAATCGACCAAGTGACGAACGCGGGCAACGTGCAGCCGTCGGCTGACGCCCGGCGCGACTACCAGATCTGCTACTTCCGACACTTCTTCGGCAACCCGCAAGGCACGTTCGTGATCTGGCCTGAACTCGACCAGACGCCCGCAGTGCTGCCGACGCGCTACGATAACGGGCTGCAGGTGCAGGGCCACGTCTTCGAACTTGGCGCGCTGCAGCTGTGGTCGGTTGGCTGCACGACGACCGAAGTGCAGGCGGGGTCGCTGGCGCTGCCCTACGTCTACGATCAGGCGACGACGTTGAACGCGGTCGCCAGTGCGGCGGGGTCGTTCCTGACGCGCGCGATGCCGTCGCTGTCGAACCTGACGAGCAGCGCGGGCCGCTTCGGTCGAGTGCTGCGGGTGGGTGAAACGTTGTACTTCACCTTCGCCGTGCAGAACACGGCCGACTTCGGCGTGCAGGTCAACTTCCGGGCCTTTTCGATCAACCTGTCGCAGACGAACTTCGACACGCCCGACTTTACCTTCGACGTGCTCGACAACACGGGCAGCGCCATCGGCACGCAGACGTTCCTGTCGAAGCAGTCGGTGCCGCGCTACGTGCCGCAGACGGGGTACGGAGCGAGCGCCAACACCCTGATCGCGGCGAACGGCGTGTACGGCAACGCTGACGAGTGGGGGATGCGCGATTCAATGCCGGTGTACGAAACGATGCGGGCGACGCCGATTGCGATGCGGTGGCAGCCTGTCACGTTCGACTTCGTCAAGGTCGGCGGGGCGAACGTCTACACCGGGGCGATCACCTGCACGTCTGACATCTACGTGTACGCCTTCTTCGCGCAGGTCTTCTGATGGGCTTCACCGTTCCTGCTACCCTCCCTGCTCTGTCGCCCTACCTGGTGCCGCCGAACGCGATACGGGGCGACGCCCTCGACACGCTACTGAAGCGCGACCGGTTCCTGTTCGCGACCCGTCGACGGCTGATCTTCAGCGGGGGCAACTTCACGACCACGGCGGTCACCTACGTCACGCCCTACTTCTTCGCTGCTCGCACGTCGGCAGCGGTCACGGGCAACCTGTGGGTCGTCATCGCAGGCGTCGACGTCGACGTGCGGCTTGACGAGTACACCGTCGGCGGGTCGGTGGGGCTGTCGGTCACGGGCGGCGCCTTCGCGACTGACGCGCAACTGCTGACCGGCATGACAGCCGCGACGACGCTGGCGTTCAGCGTGTCGGTGCAGACGAACAGCACGACGGGCACCCTGTACGGCGTCTACATCATCGAAGAGAACCTAGCGGCGGGCGACCTGCCCTGACGCGCAACCTGAGAGGCCTCCCATGTCGATTCACCTTCTGCACGCTGCCCTGCACGCCTCTGTCGGCTGCACGGTCGCCCCTTCGCGCGACGGCATCATGCTGACGCAGCCTGGCGGGTCGCAGCACGACCTCGTCACGTGCCGCAGCGACGAAGGCGCACTGCTTGCCCTGCTTGACGCGCTGGCGGCGGCGCTACGGGCTAGGGGCGCTGTCGCCGCTGCTATGCCTGCGCCCGTGGTCGTGCCCGCGCCTGCGATGCCTCTGGCGTTCACGTCAGCGCTGCCCGTCGACAACATTGAAACGCCCCCCGACGTCGTCATCTTCGGCGGCAAGGTGGCAGACGTCGTCAAGGTCGACGCCCCGAAGTGGGAGGCGCCGAAGGTTGAACCGCCTGCGCCGGTGCCTTCTGCCGTCAAGCGCCGCAAGGGTGCCAAGTGACGGCGGCTGTCGACTACAACACGACCCGCGCGGCGACGCTGTGGGTGCAGGCGCAGCTGCCGCCCCCCTTCCGCACCCTCGACCCGCGCACGCAGGCCTTCGCTGACGCCGTGGCGACCTTCCAGTCGGCGCGCGGCCTGACGGCTGACGGCAAACTAGGGCCGACCACGCTGGCGGCGATGGGCTACGGGCAACCCGCTGCCGCTGCGACGACCGGCGTGCTGACCGTCGACGCACTGGTCGCCACGTGCGAGCACGAAGCCGCGCAGAAGGTGCGCGAAGTCGGCGGCATGAATAAGGGGCCGCGCGTCGAAGAGTACCAGCGGGCAGTGGGGCTGCGACCGGGCGACCCGTGGTGCGCTGCCTTCGTCGCGTGGTGCATCATGAAGTCGCGCCAACTCGACAAGCCCCCGACGTGGTGCAGTGGCAGCGCGATCACCACCTGGCACAAGGGCAGCCGCAAAGCGGGTGATGCCTTCGCGGTGCCGACCGATGCCGACCTGCAGTCGAAGGTGAAGCCCGGTTGGGTGTGGGTGCGGGCAAAGGATGCGAAGGGCGCAGCTGACGCATCAAAGGGGCTGTGGGTGCAGGGGCACTGCGGCATCGTCGTCGCCGTTGACGCTGTGGGATGGCACACAATAGAGGGCAACACGAACGACGCGGGCAGCCGCGACGGCGACGGCGTGTACCGCAAGCTGCACAAGTGGGCAGACAAGGTGCAGACCGGGCGCACTGTCGGCTGGTTCGACTCGACACACATCTAGCAAGGGGCTGCCGTGTTCAAACTGACGCATTCAAAGGGCAAGATCAACAAGGGGCTGGCAGTCGGCGCGATCATCGGGGCCGCGGTGCCGATTATCGCCACGGCAGCGACTGGCGGGCTTGCGGCGGTGCCGATGGCGCTGTGGGTCGGGCTTGGCGGCGCGCTGTCGGGCCTCTTCGCGGGCAACGTCGAAGTGAAGTCGGCTGCGGAGCGGCTGATCGATGCCGAGATTGGCAAGGCGGGCCGCGATGCCGACTGACGATCCCGGCTTCGGCAGGCGGGCAAGCGACCGCGACCGCCAGTCGACAACGTCGATTGAAACGCTGGCGGCGAAGGCAACACTGCAGGCGCCGACGCTCTACCGCATCTTCAGCGGCCTAGGGTCGGCAGCGTCGACGGTCATTCTGGCGATCGTCGGCTTCGCGTGGTCTGAAGTCCGCGACGAGTGGCGCGACCTGAAGACGCAGATCACGGAGATACGGCACGAACTAGACCGGCAGCCGTCGCCGGAGGAGTTCGACAAGTTGCGCGACAAGGTCGACCAGATCAACGAACGCATGATCCGTCTAGAGTCGCGCTTCGACGAGCAGCGTTGACTGCGGCAGGGGCGACCCGCTAGACGGTCAGCGGTCGCCGCGCTGCGTTCCTGCCACCATCTTTAGATAAGGCAGGGTGAAGGTTACGCTCACTTGTGGCGCGGCGACCTCTTCGCTTCGATTGCAGCTGCAGCCTGCGCCTCTTCGCGCAGTTGGCGCGCTGTGGGCAGGGTAGGGTCGCGGTGCGGGTTCGGTATGCGCGACTGCGCGCCCACGGCTGCAGGGGCCGCTTCTGCCTTCCTGCGTTCGCGTCGCAGCCTGTCGCGGTCGCGCTGCTTCTTCCGGCGCTGCTCGGCAAGCACCGGGTCGGCTTTGCACCGGGCTTCGTACCGCGCGTTCGCCTTGCGGGCTGTCTCAAGTCGTCGCGCCTTGCGGGCCTGCTCTGTCAGGGCGACTGCCTTCGCCTCTTCGGCTGCCTTCTGCTCGGCAACGGCAGCGACGCGGGCGATCGCCAGTTCGCGTTCGACGTCGGCGGGCGACTTGCCTTGCGCCTTGGCGAGCTTGACGACCTCGGTGCGATGCGCCTTGCGCGCCTGCAGCGTTTCGCGTGTCGCCGGTGTCTTCGTGCGGGAGATCTGCACGTCGACGACGGTCGGAGTGCCAACGTTGCGGTGCCGTTCGCCCTTGTGCTTCTGCGAGTTGTCGATGGTCGCCAGCACGCGTTCGCTTGTCTGCGCGCGGTCGTGCTGCCGCTGCCGTGTCTTGCAGTTGTGGTCGAGGGTCTGCAGGT